TATAATGAATAGAGTGCCAAAAAAGTTAACATCAAATGAAGAAAAACAAGAAATCTTAAAGAAGTTAAAAGATGGCAAACGAGAAATTAATAGTTGAACTAACCGCACAAATACAAGGTCTTAAATCAGGATTAGATAACGCATCTAAAGAGATTAGTAAATTCAATACCAATACTAATAACGCTGCTAAAAATACCGAAAAAGATTTTAATCAAATTGGTGCTGCTGCTGGTAAGATTGGTGGCGTTTTAGCTGGTGTCTTTGCTGCTGGTTCTCTTTTAAGTTTTGGAAAATCTATTGTTGAAACTACTGCTAAATTTGAAACATTTGGTGCGGTATTAACTAATACTTTAGGTAGTGCATCTCAAGCACAATTAGCAATGCAAATGATTACTGATTTTGCTGCTAAAACTCCATTTTCAGTTGAAGAACTTACAGGTGCTTTTGTTAAGTTAGCAAATCAAGGCTTTAAACCTTCTTACGATGAAATGCGTAAATTAGGCGATTTAGCGAGTTCAACAGGTAAATCTTTTGGTCAGTTAGCTGAAGCAATTTTAGATGCGCAGACAGGCGAATTTGAGCGTTTAAAGGAATTTGGTGTTAAGGCAGCAGTTGCTGGAGATAAAGTAACATTTTCTTTTAAAGAAGTAGCTACAACCGTAGATAATACTGCTTCATCAATACAAAAATATTTATTAGGATTAGGAGATGTAGAAGGCGTATCGGGTGCAGCAGCAGCTATATCAGATACATTACAAGGTAAGTTATCAAATTTAGGAGACTCTTGGACAACCCTTATGAAAAATATGGGCGATTCTAATAAGGGAGTTTTAAAAGAAACTGTTGATTTACTTGGTCAATTAATTTCTTCTATAAACATTATCGGTCACGCTGATAATATGGCTGAAAAATTAGGTATTGACCAAAGGGGTAAAAATTGGATGGATAATATTCCATTTGCAGAATTACAAAATCTTTGGGGCGGTGTAACTTATGGTCAACAAGGTAATATAGACCTTATAGCTACTTATGATAAATTAAATAAATCAATAACTAATATAACTACATCAGGTGGATTTAAAAATTATATTGCTGCTTTAGAAAAATCAAAAGCATTAGTATCGGAAACATCACCAAAATATAAGATTTATTCAGAAACTATTAATAATGCAAAAGATGCTTTAGCAGCATTAACAAAAGAAGAAGCCAAAGCAGCAGCCAAAGCCAAAGCAGCAGCAGATTTAGCAGCAAAAGCAAGAAAAGTTGAAAAAGATATGACTTATGTAGCACCTACATTAGGTATAAGTCAAATTCCAAATGCTGCGGTTTCTTTAGGAGGTTTAAAAGAATCAAATATTGAAGCAAACTTATTAGCTTATGATAAAGAACAAAAAGCTATTGCAGCAATCAATGCAGAAATAGAAAAACAAAATACTTTATTAGGGTATTCAAATATGATAGTTGGAACTTTACAAAGTGGTTTTGAGCAGATGTTTACCACAATAATTGATGGTGGACAGAATGCCTTTCAAGGTTTTATAGATGGGTTAAAAAGATTAATGATAAAGTTAGCATCAGCGATTGCAGCAGCAGCAATATTATTTGTTTTATCAGGTGGTTTAAGTTCGGGTGGAGATGCTTTGAAGAAAATAGGGGAGATTGCTAAAACTATGGGTGGTTTAGGATTTAATCCTTTTACTTTAGGTAGTGCTGGAGCGGGTAAAACTCCTTTTATAGCTATGCCAAATTCATCAACAGGTCAAGGTGGTTATCAGGTAGATATAATGGGAGATAAAATGAGATTATTATTAGATAACCAAGCAATAAAAAATTCGAGGGTAATATAATGTTTTACAATCATATTTATAATTTAGACTTTAAAGGATTAGACCAACAAGGTACTGATTTATATTATTTAGTAAAGTTTGAAAAAAAAGAAGTTACTGAAAATTTTCCTGATGTAATTAATTTAATAGCTGCGCAAAATTCTCCTTTTGTTTTAAATTATAAAGCAAGTAAAGACAATATCTTTGCACCTATTCGTGCTTCTTATGCCGATATACAATGTTTTATACCTGTAAATTCTACCGTTCAGCCTTCTGATTTCTTTTTTGATACTGATGAATATACTTGGAAAATAAGCCTTTATGAAACTAATGGTGTAACTGAAGATTTAAAGTGGGTAGGTTTTCTTTTGCCTGATGTTATCCAATATGAGTGGCAGGAACAATATTATCTTCAATTAACGGCTACGGATAACCTTGCAATTTTAAAGGATGTTAAATATACAAGAGAAGATTATTACGCTTTATATGATGATACAAATGTAGATGCTGGTATAAGTATTAGTGATTTTGTTTGTAGGTTATTAAAAAAGACTGGAAGCGATTTAAATGTCGCTTTTTATAGTCAATTTAAAATAGATGGTACTCTTGTTAATACAGTAAACTTAAAGCTATCGGAATATTCTTCGGTAGATTGGAATACTTTTGAGCCAAAGGATTGCTATTATCTTTTAACATCTTTAATGGAATCTTTAGGTTGTATGTTATATCAATCTAATAAAGATGCTACTTGGTATGTTGTTTCTATTAATGATGTAGCAGTAAACGATTTAGTTATTAATGGAGATTTTGAAATTGATGGTACTTTACCGCAACTTTACGAATATTGGTTTATTGATGGGAATGTATTTAATAGTCCAACAGGAGGCTTAAATGGTAGCCAGTGTCCTAAAATATTTGGGGATAATTATGGTTCTTATGTTTATCAACAATTAAGTTTTGCTATTGGTGAATATATTGTAGGATTTTGGGCAAAGAATTTTGATGCTGGTGTTATTCCAAAAGCAGTTACAAGAATTGAAATAGATGGTGTTGAAGTATTTAGTCAAGGAACTACTGACGATTGGCTTTATTATGAATTTATTTATACTTCAGCAAGTGTAGGTACATTTGATTTTAATATTTATAATAATAACGATGATTCAACAGGCTATCTTTTAATTGATAATGTATCAGTTAATAAAAAATTACAAAATGGTTTAAAATATAATATTGATGGTACTTATTTAACTGGTTATACTTTTGACTTTTATTCATCTATTGGTAAAGAAGGAGTAGTTATTTGGTCGGATGTAAATCAATTAGTTTCTTTAAATAAACGGTTAACAAGCGTTAAATATAAATACCCATACTACGAAAGAAATTTAATAAATAACTACGGTTACTTTAAAGATTACGCAACTACAACTACTGTACCTACTAATTGGAGTATTTTTGGCGGTTATGATTTTTTTAATGCAACAGGAGAAAACAGACCTTTTGATAATAGAATTTTAGGAGTTACACAAAATCAATTATCAGATATTGACCCTTTTTCGGGAGCTGGTTTATACAATGTTTTTAGGATTTCAAACGCTGGTACTTTTATTAATTATTTTGCAGTTAAAATAGAATGTTCAGTATTTTTTGATGGTTCGCACAATCCTACAGATTCAACTATATTTGCTTTTGCAAAATCACTTAATGGTGTAGTTGACCCTACTTCATTATTTTTCCCAAGATATTTAGAAAGTAATGGTAATTTTACAAATATTGCTCCTTTAGACCCTGAATGGGATGGTAGTAAGTTTGTTCAAATAAAAATGACTGATGAAGATATTTGGGCAAAGTTTAAAATCTTATCTACATTTGATAGAAATTCTTTAGATACAGGATTTGTAATGAATAACTATGGTACTCTTATTTTAAGAGGTCAATTAAGTACAAATGATGATGTAGTGCATACTGTTTATTATGATGATATTAAAGTAAGTATTATTCCACAAAACTATCAAAATACAAAAGGTTTTATTTATAACGCTACTAATATTCCAAACGATGCTACATTGGTAAAACCATTTTCAAATACATATCAAATAAGTGGTCAATATCACGGTGGTATTAGAGATATTTACGAATCACAAGTAATTGAAGATTTTATTGGATATACCGAGCCTGAATATGACCTTATTCAAAACTCAACCAAATGGTTTAGAAATTGGGAAGTTTTAACAGAAGATAATCCACAAAGACCATTACAGGAATGTGTAACAAGGTCGGTTTTATCTTTTTATCAATCTACCTGGCAGAAATTTACAGGTAATGTTTATGGTAAAAATATAAACTTTGGAGAAGTATTTAATATTGCTTTAGCACAAGGTCAACACTTTATGCACGAGGCATCTTTTGACTATGTTAATAACAAAACAAACATAACTACACATCAAAGCCAAACTAATAAAATAGAAACAGGATTTAGAACTTGGTCAACAACTGATGATGATATGAATGCAGGTCAAGGAACACCAGGAAGCACAACAAGTAATTCACAAGAAGGGGATAATGAATAATGAACGAACTTAAAGAAATAAATGACCAGCT